ACTTATGGCATACCTATGGCTAAACTGGCCGTTGCAAAATTGAATCCCTCAACATGGCAAAACACACAGATATTTAAAGGCAAGTTTGATTTTACAACTTTCGGAGATCAGGGCGATAGCGTGGATTGCAATTTGACTGAAGATAGTTTAGCCGTAGGTATGCCATAAGTGTATTTCTGTTTACGTAGTATCTTCGCGCCCTCTTTAACGAAACTGAAAGGGACTGTTAAACTACGATCAATGCCCCAGAATTGGCTATTCCTTTCAACTGTTACAGTAGTTTGATCCCAACCGATAGGCGATGTTTTAAGCGTAGTGGTTTCGCCATCGGCTGTAATATCAAACTGGAAATTGTGTGGTTGTGGTGCTGCCATTATAGATAACGATATTTAGCAAACAAAAAAGTATAATTACCCTTTAAACAGTTAATTTTTGATTGATTTTGAATAACCTCAAACAATACTTTAGTTTTCTTTGGCCGCTTAATCATAATGCTAAGATACAAAAAAGCCTATCACTTTCGCAATAGGCTTTTACAGGCTTGGCACTCCCTATTAAGGTGCCATACTGAATACCTCTACCTGTCCTGAACCGTTGCAAATACTGGAATCGAACCAATTGCCTGCACATTATCAGTGTGCTGCTCTACCAATGAGCTAATTTGCAATAAAAAAACGGGCGACTTAACGTGCATCCCGTTTTTAAAACCCTAAACCAAATGGAAACCTTAATCCCTGCGTAACAAATATATTTAATTAAAATGGTTATTCCTATAGTTATTAAATTTTTCTGCTTTTCTTTGTTCTGCAAGCCATCCGGATACGCGGGGTTTTACATTCACATTTGCCCGGCTCTCTTTGGTAGCCTTTATCAAATCTCCCCACGGTATACTTTCCCGATCCCTAACCGAACCTAACGACATTGTTGCAGCGATTAATTCGCGGTTGCTGATTACTTGTGTGCCTCTTGCTAATGGCATAATCGTATCGCCTTTTGTTAGCCAAGGGTTTTTACCAGGTTCTATAACCAATTCTTGACCAGCTTCACCTATTCTGGCGTAACCTCCAGGGTGATTATCAACCCCTTCTGCATAAGCTGGAACAGGAGTGGACAAAACAGTAGCTATCTGCGCAGCCCCTAACGCACCAACTAACCCAGCCACTATTGCGCTATAAGGGAATATGTATTCGGCCAACGCTTTACTAACGCCAATGGCAGTGTTTTCGATTATGGTTGCAACTGCAAAAGCCTTATCAGCAACTGCCTGATCATGTTTAATCTTACGTGCCTGCTGATCTAATTGCTTTTGTTGCGCCGCTGATTTTGCATTGATTATGGCAATTTTATCGGCCTTATCCGCATTGCTGCCAACTTCCCGATTAATAGCATCGATTTGCGATTGTGTCTGATCGTCAAGTGCATCTTTTTGAGCCTGTACCGCGTTTAATTGGTTTGTGAACTGACCATCTACCAGAGTTTTACCCAACGTTAATAACTCATCACCTAATGCTTTGGCGGCTGCCTTTTCGGCATCCCTGCCTTTTTTCTTTTCTGAATTTAATTTATCCAAATCAGCCAATTGTGCAGCGGTGGTATCTTTGGATAATTTACGCTTTAGATCGGCCAATTTACGCTCATCTTCAGTCTCGTTAAGTCCGAACATTTTGCGTATTTCAATCAGTTGTTCTAATCCGGCTATTGTTAACGCTTGTGAGTTTAGGTTTGCTTGTCTTTCAATTTCTGCCTTACGGTCATTATATTGTTGTGTAGTTATTTCTCCACGCTTATATTGATCCGCTAAAATAGACAACTGCTCATTAGCACTATCCTGCGCCTCATCAAGTAATTTAGTGGTAGCTTTAGTATTTAAATCTTCAGCAACTGTTTGAATTTGCTTATTATACTCTTTTTGAAATTCTAACTGGTCTTTAGCTAAGTCTTGCAATTCTTTTTGAGCCGCTTTAGCCAATTCAATTCGTTTTTTATCGCTATCGTTCTCAATTTCTGCGGCGCGGTTACCAGCATCCAAACGTGTAATAATTTTACGGCTTTCAGCGGCTAAAATTAGGTTTTCTGTGTCATGTTCGTAAGTGTATAACGCTTTTAATCTGTCATCGTAACTGCTGTTTTCATCTTGCAATATCCGGTCGCGAATGTTTTTAGCTTGCTCTAATTGTTCATTAAGTACATCAAGGGCGGTGTTTTTTGGTTTAGCGCCTTTCTTTTCTTTAGCGTTTGGATCTAAAAGGCTATTTATACCAAAATCCTGCAAGATTGCTTGTACCGAATCCCTTGCATCTTTTACAGCATCAATTATCCGTTTTTTATAGGTATTTACATCCTGTAGGCCGCTTGTCCCAGCTTTTTTTGCCGCAGTTGTTTGATCGTCGATAAATGACTGGTCAAACACCACAGGACGCGCCCCTGTTGAAACAGGCTGTCTAAACCCAGGTATAGGCTTACCATTACCATCAACAGACCCGAAACTAATTGTTCTGTTTGGATTTTTCGCCTGTGCCGATGCGTTGTTTTTATCCAGTTCAGCTTGTAGTCTTTTTTGCTCTGCAATAGTATCAATAAGTGGTTTCAAGGCTTCGCTTATACGTTCTTGACTTGCCTTGACTACTGCTTGGTTAATTATTGAATCAGATAAAGCATCATAGGCAGATTTAGCCTTACCTACTAATATTTCTTCTTGGGTTAAGTTACCAAAATACGCCGGGTATTCCTTTTGTAGCTCTTTTACAGCCCTTATTCGTTCCGCAAACGGGATATTTAAATTAGTAGCTGCATCATATAAGCTATCCAGTTTAGTTATCTCTTGTGCTGCATTTTCATTAGCTGCTTCTCTTGCTTGTTTGAACTTTTCGCTTATCCCATCCAACTGATCGCCTACTCCCTTAATCTTGTCGTATAAAAACTTCAGCCCCTCGAATGCAGCCAAGAAAATGCCGGATATACCTAATCCTGGGATAATGTTTGCGGCCGTCCGGATATACCCATATACCTTGGTAAACAAACTACCTATGGAATTTGCATAGTTGCCTACATTACGTTGAAAGTTCCCCAGAGGCTGATCTATGCTATCGAGTTGCGCCCTTAGTCGTTGCACGTTAGCCGCCTCTGCTGCAAATTGCTCACTTTGAACTCCATGAACCACGCCGGCCTCCCTTGCCGCGGCAGTAGCTGCATTATAAGCCCTAACAAGCTTTTGGTATTCACTTGTATTTTTAGCTGTATCTGCTGCTTCTTTTGCAGCCCTTGCTGACTCTTTGCGAGCGCGATCTGCTCTTTGGGCCTCCAGCCTTTCCTCTGCTTGCGCTGTTTTTGCTATTTCTTGTAGCCTTTTTTGTTCGGCAATTGCTGCCTGCTGGGCGATCTTTTCCTGCAAAGCCTGGTTCTTAAGTAGCGCCTGGTTAATCTGCTCCTGCGCCCTAACAAAATCCTTTTGCCCTTGTGATTTTCCTAATACAGAGTTAAGCAGGGCAGCCGCCTGTATGTTATCAACCAATGCCTTGTAATTGGCCTGTAGTTCGGTGGTGGTATCCTGCAACTGCTTTGATACATTTGCCCGGTCTACTATGCTACTAATTAGGTCTACTGCCATTTTTTATATTTGCTTTTACGTACTCGCTAAAACTGTTTTTAACGGCGATATATTCAGACAAAAATACTTCTTTCCCTAACCTATATCCCTGAAACTTGCTTAAAGTTACCAAATTATCATCAAAATCCTGCTCTGTTATTGCTTTGCCGGTGCCGGTTAACTTACTCTCTGCTTCTTTGTATAACTTTACCTTTTCATCACGCTGCAATACGAGCGATTGAGCAAGCGTAACCACGCGCTTTAAGTCAGATATAATCGTTTCCGGTGTGAACTTAACCTTATATCCCATCTTGTTTAGTTCTGCACATAACGGCTCATAATACATTACCTGCAACGCACTGATGCAATGCTGTGTTAATTGGATTTTATTATGCAGCTTGTTGATGTCCCGCTTAAGTAGAAACAGGTCATCCAGCTTGTCATCACTAAGAAGGTCAATATATTCCGCCTGAACATTATTCCAATCAGCATCACTATAAGCCCAAACGCCGCGCACTTCTTTATCTATGAACTCCTGAAGCGTGGTATTATAGCAATTGCGTTGTGTCGCTAACGTATCTTTTGAGCCTTTCGTAGAAAACAGTTTGAGCGTACTCGCTTTTACTTTTGTCAGATAATTTGAAGGGATTATCACCATATTGGCTTACTAATTTAGGGTAATATTCTACTGTAGATTTTATTTCGTATCGGTCATTGTCAAGTATTGCAACGCCCATGCCCTGGTACATCGAGCCAGTTACGAATAAGTCGGGTACACCGAAACCTGGAGCAGGGTTAAGACGTTGTTTATATGTGGCATATGATTTTCCCCTATATTCTGGCTTAATCTTAGCCTCTGTGCTATCTGTACCTTGCTGTAACTGTATTTGTACAAGAGTAGTTAACTCAAAGCCTGTAGCCTGTATGATAGTCGTTATCTGCCCCTCAATACCAGCCTGTAATGCTTGTATTCGTTCTAAAACCTGTAATACTGTTGCCATAATACAAAAAGCCGGGGTTAACCGGCCTTATCTCACTTTTCTTTCTTCACTTCTTCTTTTGGCGGCACGATCTTATCGTACTCTTTGCCTAAATCAACTCCTTTGATATGAGCGTGTTGTTTAACAAACTCATCTTTAGACACTGACTTGGCGTATTCTTTATTGAACCCGACTGCTTGTTGCTTTTCCATGTTATGATGCTGCTGGTATTAATGTTTTTACGCTTTCGTAGTTAGTTACACCGGCGCCGGCCAATGTTGCTGTTAAGCCTAAGCCTACAGACATTGCCGAAGCTACCAAACTATAATCAGGATCAGAGGCGTTAAGCGTTAAAGCCCAACCACCTGTTTCGCTGGCTACGCTGGTGATAGTTACGCCGTTGCCATTAAGCGTATTCACAACTTCCCACATATTAGCTGCTGCCAGTTCAGTAGCATACAAATCATGCAGGTCAGTATTACCGCATGAGGTTTTAGCCTGCACGTGAATAACATTTGCCGATGCCGTTGCGCGTAACGTAACAGCTACTTTAACAGCCAGGATACCTGCAATTTCGGATAGATCAAGCGTTGGCATTAAAGCGAACTTTATGAATTTGTTCACATACTTAGCGAAGTAAACGAAACGGATTCGGTAAATAGTTTGGTTGGTACCATCCGCAGCCTTCCAGTCATAAACATACACCGATTGGCATGGGATGCCTTTAGCGCCATCGCCAGCTGCGTTAGTAGTTGCAATAAATGTACCGTTGTCATCATAAAAGATAGGTACATGGGTGGTATTATTGAACTTTTGCAACTGGTTGTTAATGCAAATCGAACCGCCTGAAATCTCAAATGTCCAGTCATTAACGGTAGGTTTAACGCCAACGGCAATATCACCATACCCGCTTGTTTGATTTGTTACATCGGCGGTGCCATCGGTGATAGCTTTAAATTGCGGCAAAGGATACACCCTGGTAGCCTTTGGATTGGTTACAGCATCACTAAGGAAATCAAATAAAGCCTGCTCACTCGCAAATGCTGAAGCTGGTATTTCCAAACTGCGCGGCACCATAAAACTGCCCCTGATCAGACGCGGGTCGAATGCGCAATCAGGTATCCCGGTGTTAGGGCTGATGTCATCGCATACAACGGTATTTAGTATTGTTGCCATAATATTTTAACAGTTAATTGTTTGATAAATTGGTAAAATTAAATTTTGTATTTCAATGCAGTCAATCCACTCGCTCCAGTGGTTTTTATCGTTACTACCTAATGGTAATCCAGCGTTACCCCAATACAACCGATCAATCTTAGTGTGATCGAATGTGTACCCCATGAACCCCCCGCGCGGTAATTGCTTAATGAACTCTTCGTATATTGGCTGCAATATTGGCTTAAAGCTAACTTCATACCTTTGCTCTGCCTTGTACGTATTTTGCGTCCTCGTAGCAATAATAATATGCAGCCCGTCCGTTGGTTGAAACTTCATATTCTCCGGCAAGTCCTGAAACAGCGCAATCAAAGGATACTTTTTACTATCCAGTGTTGCGGATCCGCTCCATGACTTTAGTGTTTCGTCAATCTCTAACGGATGCCCGTATTGATAATTAACGTCCGGAAACTTACGCTTAACACGGTCTACTACTAAGCCTATCTTTTCAGGTACGGTCATAAGCCCCACACGTTTTGAGTTTTGAAAATAGACATGCACGACTGCTGCCATAAGTACGGATACGATGACCACCACGAATGGTTGTAATACTCCCCATACGTAGAAACATCCCAATGATCAACTAAAAATCGGTTGGCCTTAACCATTTCATTCCAGTTAAACACCATCTTTTCGATAGGGCTTATCAGTACTGAATTTTCAGATGCGCTTTGCACCTCGCCAACCTGTGTTGTTTGGCTAAATGTTATGGTTCTGTAAAACCAATACACGTATTGCGCTGCCTGGCGTTTCGTGGCTGTTAATATTGCTGCGTCTTTTGTCGGCGGATCTGCTGTAACTTCACCATAAAGCGTATCACCAAGCAATAACTTATAAAACTCTGGCTCGTACTGGTTAATAGCCCCCTGTATACGCTCTGCTGTTGCAGCATCCGTAAAGTTTGCTATCTCGTATGGAGTTGAGCTGTTGAAATCGCTTGGTGATAGGATTGACATATTAATACTTTAAATACTTTCTGTGAACGGTTACGCTTGTACCTGTAATAGTTGTCAGGATCAAATAATCCGTATAGTTATTACCGGTTAAAATCACTGAATTAGTAGCCGTTGCATCAGTCAAAGTATATGAGTTAATGGTTGCCCACTGTTCGGCGCTTGTGCCTAATGTTGAATGCGCTATACGGCCTTTCAAAACAATTGTACCTGCAACTGTGCCGGATGTTTTGCTAATGTCGTATTTGAAATTCAATGTAGCGCGAACGCCAGATACAGTAACCTTAGTACTGTCTGTACTCGCTGTGCTAATGGTAGTCGGGCCTTTCAGCAAGCCGGAAAAGCCAGCAGGGTAGTTTTGTGCGTGTGCCACCATACCGATAGCACACATTACAAATGCGATGATTAGTTTTTTCATGCTTTTGCCTCCTTTGCTATACCTTGTTTAACCAACGCTTCACCCATTACTTTATGCGGGTTAATAATTTGACCTGCGCGGTAATGGCGCGTATCCTGGATTATTTCCAGCCTTACGCGGTCGGCGTACCGGATTACGGTTTTCTTTTCGCCGTTTTCTTTTAACATTGCCTGTGAATCAAATCCGTTTGGCAATTGATCTTCTGCTGTTTCTTCTGTTTTCTTAGCCATGATTATGCTGCTTCAATTGCGGTTAATACTGTTGAAATTTGATCGAAAAGGATAGATCCGGCGTCTGATGCTTTGAAATAAGATCCGGCAAACGCTTCCAATTTCTTAGAAACTAAGTTTTTGCTGAAATCATCGTTTTCATAGCCTTCATCATACATCACATCTTCAGAGATAACCAGGCGGAATTTTTTCAAATCACCTACCAAGATATCATCCGGATCAATTTTAGTTGAGAAAACAACGGTTACTTCGCCAATCCTTTTACCGTCCGGTGTAACAAATGGCGGAATAACGTAACGGCCTTCGGCATCTTTAATGCCAGCCATTTTAGCCATCCACACTGTGTTTAACACCGCAGTAATCGGGCCTTTAAAGTATGCCAACCTGATTTGCACAGCCATTGCCATAACAACATCCCAAATATTTGCAAACGTGTAATAACCGGCTAAGCCAGAAGGAACGATAAATGCACCGGCAACAGCTTCCAAACCATCAAATACAAGCGGGTTGGTGCCGTTGTCGCCCTCTAAAATAGCGTCATCCAGTTTTTGCTCGATAAGGTTATTAGCATGCTCTGCAAAATCGGTAATAACCGATGGAGCATGCATGATCAAACGCTTGGTTTGTTTCCAACGTTCAGCAACCTCAAAGATAGCTTTGATAACATAAAAGATATTGAGATGTCATGGTCACACCTTGCCAGTTATAACGTTTTTGAGGTTGAAAAACAAAATGTTGTAACTTTGAAGCTTAATAATGCTATATTAGCTAAAGAAAACGGTTTAAAGATTGAAGATTATGAGCAATAAACCACTTATACCGGAACAACCGAAGCCAAAATGTGACGTAAAAGAAGTTTTGGCAGACAAAAATAAAGCCAAAGAACAGGGTAAAACAGTAAAGAAATGAGAGTAACCATACCAAAGCACGCTACAAAAGCCGAGGCACATGCTTATTTAAGGGCAAATGAAAAACAAATCATAGCTCAAAAAAAATCCTTGCCTATCAAAAGCGATGTTATGGACTGGGGGTGTCTGCCTGTAAACACCAAATCTGTTATAAAAGAAGATGGATCACTTCTTGGCCCAGATGAGATAGAGGTGAATGTTATTGCTAATCTATCCGGCTGGTGCGATAGCTACATGGATGTAATGATTAAAGATAATTGGAATAAAACAATTACCGACAAAGCCATTACATACCACTTAAAAAACCATGATTACGAAACTGATGCTATAGTCGGTAAAGATCCAAATTTCTACACTAAAATGTTTGATGTTGAGTATTTCGGCATCAAAAGCGATGTTAAACGAGCCCAGGCGTTAATGCAGCGTAGTATCGTGCCTAAAGAGTACGATAGTAAAACATACTACCTTTACCGGGATAACCAAATTAAGCAACATTCAATAGGATTAAGGTACATTCAAATAGTGCTTTGCCTCGACAGCCAGTTAGAAGAGGATAAGGATTACAAAAAAATGTGGGATAAATATTATCCTATTGTAATTAACAAAGAAAAGGTCGACATTTACGGCTACTTCTTTGCAGTTATTGAGGCACAAATATTAGAAAATAGTTGCGTTTTATTTGGCGCAAACGAAAATACAGGGGTGTTTTCCACATCCTCAAAGGCCGATGATGAATCACCTGAAACAAAGGATAAGCCGGTTGATGAAACCACTACAGAGCGTAAACGAATTTTTTACAATTAACTAAACAAAAATGTTTAAGTACAAAACACAAAAGGAACTGTCCGAATTGGGCGAAGCCGCTGTAGATGCGTACATGGCCGAAAAGAAAAAGCACGAAGATGCTTTAACAAAAGCAGCCATTGACAAAGCAGTTGAGCAGGGAGTTGCAGATGGCCTTACCAAAGCAGAAGCCACAGCAAAAGCAGAAGCCAATCGCGTTGAGATTGCTATGAAAGCTATCACTGATGATCTTTCACAACAAATTTTAGAGCTTAAAGAAGCTAAAGAAGATGGCAAATCTGAAAAAGGTGGCCGTTTCGGCGCTATCGTTAAATTCTTCAAAAAGAATGTTGATGAAAACAAAGAAACAGCAGCAACCG